CTCCAGTATCGATGCCATTGTGGGTTTCATAACGAACAGCCTGTCGACTTCTACTTCACGACATTCGAGTTTGAAACTCTCGCAAACACTTTGCAGCATTCTTCGCGTACGGTCACTTCTATATCAGGCATGCATTCCGCTCTCCACCAACGCATGCAGATGCTATGGGCTCAAAAGCGAGGCGCCCAGACTAGCGCCATTCTCGACAGCTACAACGTTCGAGACAGAGTCCTCTCAGTACATGAGCAACTCATTTACCCCTTCTTGTTCCGATATACTCCTTGGGCTCTCATATCTTGGAATGGACGGAAGCCTGTCGACCTTTCTTGGTACACATGGTTTTCAAACCGAGTGGAGCGATTCGCCGATGAGTTATGTTGTGCGTCACGATACAAGGAGGTGCCAACTTTGCACCTCCCATCAGCACTACAGTGGGATCAGCTACGCATCAACAACGATCCTGGACTTCGGCAGGGTCCAGCCTTCCCGGGCCCTTCTGGAGGCCCTCGACCTCCTGGAGATCAGGGAGGCGACGGCGGAGGAGTGTTGCAAGGCGGTCCTCCGGACGCTGGCGACGGCGGGAATCGCCCTCAACCCTTGGCTGTGCTCGGAAACGAGTTACGCCGAGCTGGTGGAGGCCGGGACCCGGGGCCTGAACGCCGGGACGGGAACAACGGAGAGCCACACGGAGTGGATGGAGCGGCTCAACCAGATGGCGGGGGAGAGAACATTGAGGGCGTGGCACTCGTACTCGTGCCACCCTTGGTGCCACCTGATGACGGAGAAGAAGGTACCCCCGACCCTGGAGTGGATGGTCCTCAGCGGCATGTGCATGAAACGCTCCCAGTAAGCGTGCGCACAGAAGAAGAACAGGCCGCCATTGCACAGGACCGAGAGGAGAGGATTTTGGCCCGATACAAGGAAGATGCAGTCGCGGCACTCAACGTGATGAACATAAAGATGACGCCGGAGGAGGCGTATCAGATCGCACTGGCACAGGGATGGTTGCCCCACAGCGAGGATGACGGTGTATGGAAGTCCATGGTCGAGGGGAGTAGGATTCACATGTCGGGGTACACGGGAATCATAGGGAAGACCGCGGATGTTTCGAAACCGGCACAAGTTGTGGGCGTGCAAATAGGGCCCATGTCAGTAGATCCGAACGTTTTCGCCAACGACAAGCATAACCTTGAAACGGCAGTCGAGGAACGCATCACAAAGAAGGCCATCCCACGAAACATCCCAAATTTCGTCAAGAAGGGGTGCGGGCTTATGGTAAACAGCATGATGCACAAGACCGGAATTTTGAGTACGGCCAAGGTGCAGGAGTGGCTCTTCGATGTGCACGACCTCAAGGATCTCATGAGTGGAAAATGGAGTGAAGAACGCAAGGCAGCTGTGGAAAAGCAGGTCGAAGGAAAGATCTTGCATGAGTACAAGCTGGAATGCAAAGTCAAGTTGGAGCAGTACGAGGCCGGGAAACCTCCGCGCTTGATCGTAATTGATGGTGATATAGGACAGCTTTACGCATTGATGAGCATTAAGTGCCTCGAAGCATTGTTGTTCTCACCGGATGCCCTTGAGGTGCATTCCATCAAACACAAGCCTACGAAGGTCGCGATTGACGACTTGTTGCAGTGTATGCGGCGAGACAACATCCGCGATCCGGTAACCAAGGCGAAAATTGGTGGGGAGTTCATTGAGGGTGATGGGAGTGCGTGGGATACCACATGCAGCGCGGAAATAAGAGATCTCATCGAGAATCCGCTGCTGGCCCACATCATGACTGTCGTTGCACAGACGGTTTGGCCCATCGAATGGGGAGCCGCCCATGAAGCCATCAACACGGCGAAGATGCTTAAACTTCGGTTTAAGCAGAAAGGAACAGACGTCGAAACCGATTTGAAGACATGGTTCTTCTTCGAGATAGCGGCCATTCGCCGCTCCGGGCACGCCGGAACGTCAGTTTTAAATTTCCTTATCAACTTCGTGATGTGGCATGTGCTTGTCTTTGGGGACAATGCGCATTTGTTCTTGGACCCGAAACGGCGACGGGCGAAAGACAGGTGGGGCACGATGAGATGGATGTTTGGGGGTTTCGAAGGGGATGATTCGGGCATACAGACCTTCCCGGAATTCGAGCATATGCAATTTGTTCGGATGACGGAAGACTGGAAGGTCTGCGGTTTCAACATGAAACTGAAACACGGTGAGAACGTCGGAATGTTCATTGGCCACGCGATTGAAATCGATACATACGGGCCCACTGGTGTATTTTGCCCGGACATGAAGAAGTTTGTGAAGGCATCAGGACTGAGCGTGTCACCAGCCATTATAGAGGCTTTTAAGCAACGCGTTGAAGGAAAGCTGAATTCCATGACAGCATGCACATACATCGCCCGCGCCTACCAGGTCGCGGCAGTGTGCCCGATACTTTCCGCAGCTTGCTTCAACTACGCAGAGTCACTCACAGATCGCATTGATGACTTTTGGGATAGAGAGTCCATTATGTTCACTGGCTGCCCAACACGCTCCGAGGCAG